CCTTATTGGGTCTTGGATGCTGACCGTCCGCAGTCAGGTATTTGTTTCTATGTGCTTTACTTTCTTGATTGCTTGTTTGAACATTTAGGAGTGTCGTTTGATAAGAGTGCATTAACAGAAATCGGTGATTTCAATCGACTTTGTTTCTTTACCACTCATTGCAAGTATGATACTGTTCCTATTCATGGAGAAGGCGAGAAAACGTATATCTGGAAAAAGAGTGTTATAAAAGATTCTAAGGACCGTGTTATTGAGTCTACTGACACTCTTTGTCTGGGTTCTTTATTGTTAAAGGCGAATAGTATAACAAAGATTGATGAGTTTTATTACTTTTCTGATTCTCAATCTGAAATGCCTGTCATTCCTCTATCTGAAACTGAATTGAATGGTTGGGATACCACTCCATCCAAAGCTACGGAGGAAAATCCTTATGTATGGAATGTGGAAATATTTACATACGCAGATGGCACAAAAACAGTTGGTATCCCACATTTTGTTTGTACGTACAAACAAAAAACTATTGCGTCTATTGAGCATCAATATGCACCAAGTGATAATACTGTGACATCTCCTGTTAAAAAATGGGCTACTACACCTCCGCAACATGAGAATGCTAATCCTTTCTTCACAAATATAGATGATATAAACGAGTGGTTGGATAGTCGTGGTTGCGGTGGTAGATTAAAGTTTGAGGATGAAGGTTCTAAGGACGTTTCCAGTTTTACTGTTCGTTACGGTGATAATGGTGAATCTATGACCTTCTCTGTTGGTGATGACTCTATTCAATCAATCTCTATTGAGTCAAAGGCTAAGACACATAAAGTATCTGGTAATATTCTCGCTATGTACGCAAATAGTGAGAATTTCCCAAAGGAGAGTGTTAGTACAGTCATTAAGTCTTTAGAGAACAGTTTTGGCATTAAGTTCTATTATGATTATGAGCAGAAGAAGGTAACGGCTTATTTGCTTCGTAAAGTCTTTCGCGATCAGGCGCAACCGATAGACCTTCCTTGTAAGGTTATTTCTATGCGTAAGGTTAATGAAAAAATAACTGGCGTTCGTATGTGTTATTCAGCAGAGAGTGATACAAAGGAACAACGACAGAATATCAAACAGAATAAGAAAGACTATAATACTGATTACGACTATATCGAGTATCCTCGTTCAAGAACGGTGACTAACAAAGTCTATGGTCAGATTTTCAAAGCCTTGTCTTCTTCTGATATGAACGTTTATGTTGATAAAACAACAGGTAATGCTTATCGTGTAAAGGTGGATAGTGAAGCTAAGGATGCTAACTCTTTACATCCTGCTTTATTTGAGGTTGGTGCTTTCAAAGGCGTTGAATTAGGCGATTGCTCTAAGATGAATGAAGACTATGTTCAGGAGTTTAGTAGTGAATTTACTCCGATGGTTTTTAATGATGTAAACTATCAGAATGAAATTGCTCTTGCCTCTGGTTCTGCTACAGGTGTTGATGAAAAAGGACGACGTGGTTCTGTTTCAAACATCAATGCAAAGCGTAGGCAGCCTATTTTATCGGCTTTTATAGATGAGGAAATGGAACACGAGTTTGTTTTACAGAAAATTCGTAATCTATTGTCTACTTCGTGGGCTGATTTCTATCTGACAGAGGAACTTCGTTTGCGTGAGAGTTACGACACTACAAAAACAGATGATGGTAACTCCCCCTTGCAATCGCACGACTGGGGACTTTCTATTGCTATTATGCGTGGTGGTGGTATTGATTCTACGATTGAAAAATATTCTTTCGATTATGATGGTTTTGGAAACAGTAAGTGGCGAACTGTGGCAGGCCAATATGCTCTAACCTCCGACTCTATTGATATGATGGGTAACGAGTTTGATTATAATGGTGTGCAACCTGGCGTGGGAGATGAAGAGAGGTTTTCTCTGAAAATCCGAGCTTTCAAACAGCCAGATTGGTCGCCTGTACCTCTGTGTAATCCTGATATTATGAACGAGAATGGAACGGTTGAAACTAAGATTCGCACACGTGGATTGTTTGATACTTTTATGTCGGAGTTTGCTTATTTCCTTCTTAATAGAAAGAAATATCGCATCCGTTTGTTAGCTACTCCAGCGGCTATTGCTGATATACCGAACCATTGGCTTCAGCGTTATCGTATTAATGGGGTTACTGGTTATATAAATAAAGTGTCTTACTCTCTTTCTGCAAAAGAGGGTATAAAGGATATTGAAATAGAATTTTACGCATTATGATTATGAAGAGTGAGGTTGAATATTTTATTTACAGCTACTTGAATCGATTGTTTGGTCCTAAGTACTTGTTGGATGATAGAACTGATTTGACAAAAGACCTTGGACTTTCCAGTATGGATATTTTGCAGTTTGTGATGGACGGTGAAACTCGTTTTAACATTTTTATTGACCCGTCTCGATTCCAACAGGACCGTTCTATTGGAACTATTGTTAATGTTATTACAAACATAATTAGAGAACAACATGGCTTCTAATCTCGTTTTAAAATCTGGCTCACCGCACATTGGTTCGCCTATTACGTATAAGGTAACGGCTGCTTCACTTACGGGTATCATTTCTTTCCATAGGGTTGTCGTAAAGGTGAAGGCAGCTCTTAGCACTGATACAGATTGGACTATTACGCAGGTTTCTACTCCTGTTAATGAAGGCGAAATTGTTGAATTAGATATTTCTTCAGCTCTTCAGGCTGTTGCTGACCGCTATCAGTACGATCCTATCCCACCTACGGCTTATCCGTTCGTGAAATATTCGCTTTCTGCCTATGATGAGTATATGCAAAATGGTGAGGTTCACCAGACGGAGGTAATAAGTAATGAAGGTGGTAATGCTCTCTTTGGTGCTAAGACCGACTTAGAAAGGCTCTTTAGTGATGGGAATAGTACCGCACAACATTTCTCTCGAAAACCTAAGTCTGAGTATGAAATTGTTTCCGTTGGAGAGTCTGTTGTTGTTCCTCAGTCTTTCTCTGCTCCTGTGTCGTTGGGTAATGTAACGACTGGTCCATCTTCTGCTGTCTTCCCTGTAACAACAGCTGGTATGCAAACGATAGGCGGACGTGATTTCTACGCTTTGAATAGTTCTTCGCCTGATCGTCTTGAGTTTCGCTTTGTAAATGGCTTGGGATGTCTTGAGAGCATTTCTCTTCTTTCGCTTCGGTCGGTAGAGATGAATATTACGAGTGAGACTTATATTCGTTCTGTGCAGGAAACGTTTGGTAACTTCTCACGAGGCTTAATTACGAAACAGAATGATTATGAAACGTGGAAACTATCGAGTGGACCTGTTAGTCCCGCAATGCAAGCGTGGTTTCTTCACGAGTTCCTTATGACTTCGGCTGCTTGGATAAAGGTAGGAACGGTGTTTATCCCTTGTCACATCGTACCAGAAGAAACTGTAACGGGTGTCAATCGTGCAGATGGTTCTATGCGTGAGGTTCATTTCTCTGTACAGTTTGATATTAATGGCTCGCCTGAATTTAGTTGAATAGGGTAAATGTCCTCTCCTACCCTATTTAGGCTTAATACATAAAGTATATACTTTAGCATCATAAGGTATATACTTTATTGCGTTAAAGTATATACTTTACGTTTTGTGGGTATATTCACTATTCTTTTTGTTAGTCTTATTTTGTCTGTCCCTAAATAATTCTGTCCTACACATTTCTTACGTCTATTTTATCTTTGCATAAAACAATGATAAAATATGACAGAAGCAAGCGCAAGTAATTATTGGATTAGTTCCACGGCATTGAGTATAACGCTAAATGCTATGGGTGATGCTGACTATATTCAGGCAAATGTAGCCAGTGGTGCTATGATAATGTGCTATATGCGTAACATAGACGGATTAGGCTATGATGCAGGACATAACTATCGCCGTTGGAATTTGATAGCCAACCCAACTTATTTCAATTCTACGACCGAGAAATATGTCTATGCTGCTATCCCCCGCAAGCAGCAAGAGAATGGCACAGCATTGATTGTGTTCCCTTCTGAGCGTGTTGATATTTATGGAAAGTCAGCGACCGAAGTTCAGCTTGGTTCTGAAGATTATTATTACATCTTCCTCGGTGGTGTTATCAGTCCATCGGTTGTTGGCGGTGTGTTGCAAAACAGAACGTGGACACAACGCGTTGATACTGGTAAATTGGCTTCTGACGAAGCTATCGCTGCTGGCGGTGATAATACTTGGTGGATATACAATGCTGTTGATGACACGGTAACTTTTTTGAAGGCTATTGTTCGCGCCACGTTCGATAATATCGAGGCTAAGTATGCGACCGTAAAGAACCTTATTATCGGTGGAGAAACTTTGACGGGTATAGCTAATGACGAAACTCCCAAAAACTCTCGTGTCGACGTGGTTACGCCTGACTATCTTTTTGGTAATTCTGATGCTCGATATGTCCGTAAGGATATTGATGATAGGGTTTCTTCTATACTTACTTTTCTTAATGGCGTTCACTTTGGCGATGACTTTGAGAAAGATCTTCGTGGTGCTGGCATTTATCGCGACGAACAAGGAAGTTGGCATATCGACACTGATTATATTCACGCACGAAAGAAACTGACAGCAGAAGAGGTGGAAGTGATGAAAACCTCTCACATTAAAGGCAAGGTGGTAAACTCTGCTGGTGGCTTTGTTATCTCACGAATAGAGAAGATTGCTGGTGCTTGGCGGTGCTATTTTGTTCAGCAGGATAGTGAGGGACGTAGGGTGTATAACTCAATGCAAGTGGATGACTTGGCTCTTTGTGAGACATTTAATCTCGTTGATAATAACGGACAAACAGCTAATCACTATTGGCATAGGCGTGTTGTTGAGGTTGGAACGGATTATGTCGACATTGCTGATAACACGAATGCGGAAAACTATGCAAGTGGTAGCGATGTTCCACAGGTAGGTGACGAGGTGGTGCAGTTGGGTAACCTTACAGTTAAGGAAAGGCAGAGTGCTATCATACAGTCAGCTGCTGGTGAGGGTGCGCCTTACTTTAAAATTATAAAGGGTATCAATTCTTTTATCCTCCCTCCTCCTATCTTCTTATTTGATAAGCAGAACTTCGAGATACGTGTCGAGAATCCTGCTAAAAGTGGCGAATATATCCCCTTGCAAGCCTTCTTAGATTCTATGCAGGGGCGCATTAATTCTGTTCAGCAGCAGGCGGACAAGCAGCTTGTTATTTGGTTTGGTGATGCCGTTCCAACACTCACCACTGAACCTGCTAACGAGTGGACAGACGATGCGACAAAAGAGATGCACGTGCATGACATTTACTATAATCGAAGCTATGCAGAGACTGGTGGCGGTAGGGCGTATTCATTTGAAAAGAATCCTGACAACACGTATTCATGGCACGAGATTACGGATGCTGATGTATTGAAATCGCTTGAAGCAGCTAAGCACGCACAAGACACGGCAGATGGTAAGCGTAGAATGTTCGTGCAAGAACGGCCTGTTCCGCCATATGACAAGGGCGACCTATGGAGCAATGCTACCTTAGAAGAGTATAAAAACGACTTACTCGTATGTGTTCGTCCCAAGGCAGCAGGCGAAGAGTTCAATATCGTGGATTGGCAGGCAGCACAGGAGTTTACTACGAAGCAGTTTGAAACCTCATTGAAGGTTGGTGATAAGTCAATCTCAGCCGTTGTGACAGACTTGCGGACAGGACTTAAGCGTGTCGGATTCACTCTTAATGGTGAGAATAGTACCTTTGACATTGTAGCAGACACCTTCAAGGTGGTTACAACTACTGGGAAAGTTCCTTTCTTTACTGATGGTGAAAAGCTTAATGCTTATTTTATTGATGCAAAGGAAATAGTAGCTAAAGGTATCAAGGCGCAGACTATCGATGCGAAAGGAGCTACTTTTCAAAATATCACCGTTACTGGTGATAGTACATTTGAGGGTACACTCAAAGGCACAAGTGGCTCGTTTACTTCGTTAGATTGCCTTGACGGTACTAATAAGGTTGGAGGCATTAGATTCGGGACTATGGGAAAGAAAGGCTATATGGCTTTTACAGGTGATTTTGGAATGTTGGGCGAAACAACGGGTGACATTCGTAAGCGTTTCCATAATTTTTATGCAACTAACATTTATTGTAACAGTCAGTTCGGGCATAAGTCAAGGGTCTGTGCGGTTGTGAAGGACGATGAGATGTTTGTTTATAACGATGGACATATTGAAAATGGTATTCGTATAGGTTTAACTTTTAACCATATAATTATAAATGGTAGAAACATTAATTATTATAGAATCCCAATGTATTCTCCTGGCTTCGGGGGTGAATCTGGAGAGATTTTGGATATTGATAATCCAAAGGCTCAAAAGGGTTCGCAAACCTATTTTGATGAACTTCCAGTAGGTGTCCCTATTGATGTTATTATATTCAATGGTACTAAGAATTTCTGTTATGAATTTTTTGGGATGGGATATGGCAAGCAGTGGACGGTTATTAATGGCAATGATAGTCAAGCTGTGTACATTTTTGACCATCGAGAACTTCGTAAGTTTGAAGGTGGGTATGTGTTTGAATATATGTACGTAAATCCACATTGGTTAACTCCTGAGAAGAGTAATGATAATCTTGGTGCAGGCGTATTCTATACGGCTGGTATTGATTTTGACTGGTAAGAACATTATTAATTTAAAATAAAATAATATGAAAAAACTTTTAGATTGTATTTACAGGGTTTTCGAGAAGTTCGCTGCTATTGGTAGCGACAAGTACTTACACCTCATTGCAGGTCTTATCGTAGCATTCGTGCTTGGTAGACTGTTTGCTAACGTTGAAGCGTGGGCGTATCCTGCTATTGTTGGTGTGTTGCTGCTAATGGTGGCAAAAGAGTGTGTTGATTATTACATCCGTAAGGAGCAGTTCGACTGGAAAGATGTAGTTGCTGGTCTGGTGGGTGCGTTTGTCGGAGTCTTAATGTGTCTGCTATGAACTATTTAGAACAATTCAAATACGTAATGTGTAGTGTCATCAGCGGAATGCTGAGCTTATTCTTTCCCATACGGGACTTTATGTATGCTATGTTGATTGTGTTCGGTGTCAACTATATCTTCGGATTAGTTGCAGGACTGAAACATGGCGAGGAGTGGAATTTGAAAAAGTCAATGGTGTTCTTCTATCATTGTTGTTTATTCTTCGTAATGTCAGCTTCTATCTTTATTACAGGCTATTTCCTCCACGCTGGGGAAGAGACACTCGGAGTTGTAAAGGCATTGTGCGGTGTGGCTATCTGGTTTTACTCGACAAACATTGTCCGAAATTGGAGGATGATGCTCATTGAGGATACTACCATGTGGAAAGTAGCCGGCTTTGTATATTACGTTCTGACACTGAAAGCGATAGACAAAGTGCCGTTCCTTAGTGAGTATCTTAAGAGTTCGCACGTTAATGTAGATGATGATAAACCAAAGTTTGATTAGAGTATGGCAAATTTCTCAATAGCGGAGCTGGTACAATCCAGCACCGCTGAACAATTAAAGATAAACAATAACCCTCCTACTATTGTGAGAGTTCACCTTACCGAGACGATTACCCTCTTAGAGAGTATTCGTGCGGAATGGGGTAAGTATTGCGAGGCTCACAAACTCGAGAATCCTGCTATCCGTGTGACGAGCGGTTACCGTTCGCCAGAGCTAAACAAGGCTGTTGGTGGAGCGAAGAACTCTGCACACGTCGAGGGCTATGCAGCTGATTTGCAACCCATAAATGGTAAGCAAAATGAGTTTGAACGTTTCTTTGCAACTGATTTCTCAAAGAAGGGCTACGCTTTCGACCAAATCATCATCGAAAGGTCTAAATCCTCTCGTTGGGTGCATGTCGGCTATAAGCGTGCAGACGGGAAGCAACGCAGACAGTGTTTCACATTAAAGGTGTAGTTATGGACGACAAAGAAATTAAATACTACGTGTATTCAATGTTAATCCTTATTGGATTACTTGCACTTACGGCTCTCTGCCTCACAAGCTGTTCCCATAGAGTGTATGTACCTGTGCAGTCTATTCGCACAGATACTATCTACATGTCAAGGAAGGACAGCGTACATATCAAGGATAGCTTAATCACTCGACAGGTGATAAACATCCGTGATAGTGTCGCTATTCATGACAGCGTTGTTATCATCAAGGATGAGCAAGGCAATATCAAGGAGAAATTGATAGTTCGTTATCGTGACCGCTGGCATGCCACTGAGGACAATCTGACGCTTCAAAGATTGATTGACAGGTATAAGGCGAGCAATGACAGTTTGCGTGCTACCAAGAAGGAACACATCGAGGTTCCTAAGGTCATTGAGCGAGAGTTAAGTAGGTGGCAGAAGATAAAGATGGATGTAGGCGGATGGGCAATAGGCGCACTCTCTGCAACTATGTTAGCCTCCATTGCTTATATCATTATTTGGCTTCTGAAAAAGTATAGGCGGATTTAATGAAGCACATCAAGGTATATATCACTGAAAGCCGTACGAAAGATAACCGC